CATTTCGACGCAGTGCGAGTGGTGGTGGCCGTATAAGAATATCGTTGTGGCATCGCAGCGCCCGGTTCTGGTCAAGTGGGATGATGAACGCAGGTTACACAGTGAGGCCGGGCTTGCCGTTGCCTATGCCGATGGCTACGGACTATCCGCATGGCACGGTCAAACCATCCCGAACGACTGGACTACCGGAAAGCCGCCTAGCGCTGCCGAAGCGCTGCATTGGCCCAATATGGACCAACGCGCGGCGGCTTGCGAAATTGTCGGTTGGGCGAACATCCTTGATCAGCTTTCCGCGAAAACCATTGAAGACAGCGGCGATCCGGTATGGGGCCGATTGGTAGAGGTGGATTTACCCGACAGCGGGCGCGAGCGCTTTCTTGACGCCCTATGCGGGACAAACAGGCGCTTTGCGCTTCCCGTGCCGCCCGGCACAAAGACCGTGGACGAAGCGCAATCCGTGCTACACGGCGGCTTGCCCCCGGAAATTCTCAAGTTTGCAGTGGAAAGGACTTAACATGGACTTTGAATTTGATACCTCACGCAAGGCAATCCCGCAGGGCGATGTCTACCTGATCCCGATCAAGGCTATCCCCGCCAATGCCAAGCCGCTTACTGCCGAGCGTGGTCAGTACATCATCACGCACAGCGAAACCGGGCACCACCATGTTGTCATGGAACGCCCCGGCGTTAGGCAGTTTTCCGGCATGGATATTTTTCGCGGGTTTCTCCAGGTTGAAGGCGAACCAGCAGAACTGGTACACCTGCGCGATCACCATACCCATGCCGCTCAAGTCATCGCCCCCGGCGCATGGCTGATCCAGCGGCAGGCCGCGTACACCCCGCAAGGATGGGAAAGGGCTAGGGATTGAACGCCCTAATCCGCGCCACTGGCCTGTCAAACAAGGCCGTAGCCCGCTGGCTCGCCCGCGACAAAAGCACCATAGGCCGCTGGGCAAGCGGTACTGCCTCGCCAACGCGCGGCGAAGCTATGGTGTTGGATATGCTCGCCAAGGATGAATTGCCGGAAAGGTTCAGGCCATGAGAATTGAACCTTGCTCGGTATGCCAAGGCAATGCTGTGGTTTTATCGTATCCATACGGGGAAAGCCGGGCATGGCCGCACAAAGGCGTAATGGTTGTCTGCCGCTCTTGCGGCAATGCAGGTCGGCTTAGGCTGACTGACGAGCATGCCATTGATGATTGGAACTTTACGCAATCACGAAGGCCCGGCATTGCGCCGCCCCGCGAACCGCGCTAGCATTGGGCATGGCCAAGCAATACGCGATTGTCAGCACCAATCCCAAGGCCGGGCAACCGCAGTTCATGGCCGGTCCAATCGCCTTTGGTTCTCTGGCTGCTGCGGAAACATCGCGCAATGGGACAATCGAGGCGCTGCACCGCGCTGGCGACGATACCCGAACCCGGCAATGGGACATTATCGAACTGGACGCGGCGCGGATGTTGCCGGGGGTAACATCATTCCGGGAACGCCTGCGCTGGGCTGTGAAATACACGTTTGGCGGCTATCGGCTGCGTCTGACAGGAAAGGCACGGCATGGCCAAAGCTAAACGCAAGCCCCGCCCGCAAATCCAGATCGCGGAGCCGACCCCGGAACAATACGGCAAAGGCGCGTTCGCCCGGCAAACCATGGCCTACCGCCGTATTCCCGTAATCGACACCATGGCCGCAACCGGAAAGCTATCCAAGCGCCAGCACGCGGGCCTCTCCCGCTACCGCGATGTAGCGATTGCAGAGGAAAAATCACCAATCCGTGACAGCCTGGACAAAGCCTTGCAGGGGCGGGGAAGTGGAGATGTAACCGGATATTTCCGCACCGCATATGAACTGCAACGTCTGGAAACGATATTGGGGAGCCTGTACCCAATCGCCCACGCCGTTGCCGTCGATGATCTGACAGTCAGCCAATGGGCGGCGCACAAGGGCGGCACCACTCCTGCCGGAGTGGTCAAGCGCATATGGCTGGAAACCAGTATGCTCGATATCCGCATGGCTGGCGAACGGTTATCCGCAGCCGTCGGGGCTTGACATTCTTACCGTGTCATGCGCTATCTGCGTCAACTTGGAAAGTTGCGCCAAGGTAACACAACCTGAAACCGCCCAGCCCAAGGCAGCGGAAAGCGAAGGTTTAAACTATGGCCACCGAGCCTAAAATAGGCGCCAATAGGGGAAATGCCGGTAAAGGCAGGCCCAAAGGCGCATCCAACAAGACCACTATAGCCGCAAAGGAAGCAATCCAGATTGCGGCGGACGGCTTGGGCGGCACCGCGCGCATGATCGCATGGGCAAAGGAAGATCCGCTGAACGAGCGCGCGTTCTGGTCGAGTATCTATCCCAAGCTAATCCCGCTCGATGTCAATGCGACTGTTGCCGTTAGCCAAGAGGCGCGCAAATGGCTGGGGCAAGCATAATCGAGGAAGCCGCGCGCCGCTGGCCCGATAAGCTGGCAAGGCTGCGTGATGGTTTCTATTCGGTGCAGGATGAAAGCGGCGACAAAATTCCGTTTCGCCTTCGCCCGGTGCAAGAGAAGTTTCTAGACGATCAGCATGGCTTCGATTTGATCCTGAAAGCCAGGCAGCTTGGTTTCACCACAGTGATCCAGTTAGACTACCTGGATGATTGTCTGTTTATCCCGAATACGGCTGCGGGTGTGATCGCGCATAACCGGGAAGACGCCGAGGCGTTTTTTCATAACAAGATCAGGTTCGCTTACGACGCCTTGCCAGAGGAGTTCAAAAAGCTGGTCCCGGCAACGCAGGACAGCACTAGGTCAATGCGGTTTGGGAATGGCTCAAGCATCCGGGTTGGCACCTCGCTGCGCTCAGGCACGTTCCAGCGGCTGCACGTAAGCGAATACGGGAAGCTCTGTGCGAAGTTTCCCGACAAAGCCAAAGAGGTTAAATCTGGCGCGTTGAATACGGTGCATATCGGGCAGAAGATCAGGATCGAAAGCACGGCGGAAGGTCATAGCGGCCACTTCTTCGATTTGTGCAAGGCATCGCAAGACCGCGCTTTGGCACAAAAGGAATTGACCCCGCTTGATTTCAAGTTCCATTTTTTCCCTTGGTATCAGGATGCCAAATATCGCCTTGGCTTCGATGTCGGCGAAACATCCGAAGACCAGGAGTATTTCGGAAAGCTAGAGGGGTTAGGGATACCGCTGACCAGGCAGCAGCGGGCTTGGTACGTCAAGAAGTCCGAACAGCAAAACGAGGATATGAAGCGCGAGTTTCCGACCACGCCGGAGGAGGCTTTCGAGGCAAGTGTTGAGGGCGCATATTTCAGCAAGCAGATGGCGAAGGCGCGGCAACAGGGCCGCATCTGCCGCCTGCCGGTGCTGGATCAGCCGGTTTACACAACTTGGGATTTGGGCGTTAACGACAGCACGGTGATTGTGTTCTGGCAGGATGTCGGGCTAGAGCGTCGGGCGGTCGATTATTACGAAAACAACGGGGAGAGCTGGGGGCATTACTCCGGCGTGCTGCTTTCCAAGGGCTATGCCTATTCCCGCCATTACCTGCCGCACGATGGGGCGCAGCGCCAGCAAGGCGCGCAGTCAGTCAAGCACAAATGGGAACTGGCGCAGGAGGCGGGGATCAACCCAACCGAGATACTGCCCCGCATCACAACCGAAAAGCACGGTATCGACGCCAGCCGCACGTTTTTCCCGAATGCGTGGATTGATGAAGAGCGGTGTTCGCAGTTGATCCTTTGCCTTGATAACTACCGCAAGGAGTGGGACGATAAGTTGGCGGTGTGGAAGGATGTCGCCAGGCATGATGAATACAGCCACGGTTACAAGGCGTTCGAGGGCGCGGCGATCAGGCCCGCGCAGGTTTCGCTTGTGAATGTTCCGCGCACAGGAATGCGGGTCGGTGTGGTATGAACCTGCGCGAGACATATCTGGACTGGCCGCACGAAATCAGCATCGAAACCTATGCCAAGTGTAACGCGGCTTGTGTGTTCTGCCCGTATCCTACGCTAGACCGGCAAGGGGTGCGAATGCCGGACGCGATGATTGACCGGATCATTGAGGAGCTAAAGGACCATCCCCGGCCTTTCGTTATTTCACCGTTCAAGGTTAATGAGCCGTTTCTGGACAAGCGCCTGTTGCCACTGTGCCGCCGTATCAACGCTGAATTGCCGAAAGCACACCTGAGGCTGTTCACGAACGGATCGGCGCTCACGGCCCGGCATTTGGGCGAAGTGGCACAACTTGAACGGGTGCTGCACCTCTGGATAAGCCTGAACGAGCACGACGCCGACAAATACCGGGAAACGATGTCGCTGGACTTCGACCGGACGGCTGGCAACCTGGATATGCTGCACAAGTTGGTCGCAACTGGCGGCTTTGGGCATAAGGTGGTGATAAGCCGGGTTTGTTCGCTGGACGGCAGGGACGACGCGGAGTTTAGGGAGTACGTGCATCGCCGATGGCCGCTGTTCACCGTGCAGCTGGTCAAGCGTGATAGCTGGATTGACCATGTGAAGGGCAGGGACGCGCCTATCCCTATTGCGCCGTGTTCGCGCTGGTATGAACTGAGCATCACGGCAACCGGCAAGGTGGCGCTGTGTTGTATGGATGGCGAGGCCGAGCATTCGATTGGCGACCTGAACGAGCAGACGCTGTTTGAGATTTACAACGGCAAGGGTTATCGGGATCGACGGGTGAGGAACCTCTCGCGGCTTGGTATCAGCCCTTGTTCCACGTGCAACTATTGAGGTGAAGCATGGGTAGGCCGCGCAAAGTACCGCTTGAGGGGCAGAGTTATGCCGCATTGATGCAGGGCAGCGAAGCCGAGCGGCAGGCCGCTAAGGGGGCGTCAAAAACTGTCACCCAGGCAGAGATTGTCAAAACCGAGCGCAAGTATGAGGATGCGTTTGACGCGAACCTGCTTGGCGAGATCGCTGAGGCCTTCAAGAAGTCGCACCCGGACAAGTGGGAAGCAATCCGGCTTTGCCCATTGCAGCATGGGCTTGAGGAAATGGCCGCTTGCCTGAACTCCTGATAGGCTGCGGCAATCGCCGGATCAAAAAGCTATCGTTTGGCGGACAGGAATGGGACAGGCTGGTTACACTGGACCATGATCCCAACTGCGGCGCGGACATTGTGCATGACCTGGAAAGCCTGCCTTGGCCGGTCGATGCGGACAGTTTCGATGAGGTCCACGCTTACGAGGTGCTGGAACATCTTGGGGAACAGGGCGATTACAAGGCATTCTTCGCGCAGTTCGCGGAGATTTATCGGGTGCTGAAGCCGGGCGGCATGTTGTTTGCGACCGTTCCGGCATGGGATGACATCTGGGCATGGTCTGACCCGTCGCACCGGCGGATCATCACGCGGGGCACATTGGTGTTTCTGGACCAGACCGAATACGTCAAGCAAATCGGGAAAACGGCGATGACGGACTTCCGTTGGCTCTGGCATGGGGATTTTGAAATCATGGCCGGTGAAACCGACAACGGCAGCTTCAAGTTTGCGCTTCAGGCGCACAAGCCTGCGAGGCATTGATGGCAACGCAACCCGCCATGTTTGAGGAAGATCCGGACGGCGAAGCCATGCCCGACGAGGAACTGACCTCGATCCTTGGCGCCCATGCCAGCCAGGCAATCGGCTATCAGGCGGGCGGCAGTGATGACGTAACCGCGCAGCAAGAGCAGGCGCTCAACTATTACAACCGCGTCATGGCCGATGTCCCCGCCGCTGAGGGCACTTCCTCGGTGGTTGATGGGACAGTCGCGCTGGTGGTCGATAATGCTTTGGCGGCGGTCCTCAAGCCGTTTGTCTCAAGTGATGAAACCGTGCGCTTTGCGCCTCGGAGCGAGGAAGACATAGACTTCGCCGAACAGGCAACGGAATATGTGAACTACATTTTCAACTGCGACAACCATGGCTTTTTGATCCTGCATGACTGGTTCAAGGACGGGCTGCTTACCAAGCTCGGGGTTGTGAAGGTGTGGTGGGAGGATAACCAGCGCCTCGATAAGCAGGAAGTGATGCCGCAGGACGACATGCAGGCCGCTTACCTACGCCAGTCGCCTGAGTATCTGGGTGAAGAGAACGGGGTGTTCTACATTGGCCGCATGGTCTATGACGGGCGGGTCAAGATTTGCAACGTGCCGCCGGAGGAGTTTCGCATTTCCCCGCTCGCCCGCTCGATCAAGGACGCGCCGTATTGTGCGCATGTGCCTAACAACGTCACCCGTAGCGACCTCATTGAAATGGGTTTCGACGCGGAGATCGTCGAGAACCTGCCTGCGAGCGCGAACGAGGAAAACAGTACCCTTCGCGATGCGCGCTATTCGGACCAGTCGTTTGACCAGAATATGCAGCTTTCCGCCCATAGGTCGCAGGACATTATGGCGCTGCGCGATGAATATATCCGGGTCGATTATGACGGTGATGGGGTGGCGGAGCTTCGCCGGGTGATGCGGGTTGGCGACACGATCCTGTTGAACGAGGAAACAGAGGAGAACGCCTTTGCCGGGGTTTGCCCAATCCCGATGCCGCACAAGGTCTATGGCTTGGCGCTGGCCGATTTGACGGTCCAGGAACAGCGTATTTCGACGGTGCTTTGGCGGCAGATGCTCGATAACCTGTACAAGTCAAACAACCCGCGCCCGGTAGTTGGCGAAGCGGCGATGCGCACGGACGGTGCGACCGGTGAAACATTGGCCGATGCCGCGCCCGGCGCTGCGGTTATGGTGCGGGACATCAACCAACTACGTTATGACGCGGTGCCCTACACCGCCGGTGCATCCATGCCGATGCTGGAAATGGTCGCCATGCGGGTGGAGGAAACCACGGGGGTTTCACGGGCCGGGCAGGGCCTTGACAGCAACTCGCTCAAGAAAAGCGGCATGACTGCTACGGAAATGGCGATGGTCCAGGGCGGCAAGAATGCCAGGATTGAGATGATCGCGCGTATTTTTGCCGAGACTGGCGTGAAACGGCTGTTCCTGTTGGTCCTGGGGCTTGTGACAAAGCATCAGCAGCAGGAGCGGGTTATCCGCCTGCGCAACAAATGGGTGCCGATGGACCCGCGTGGCTGGCCTGAAATGGACGTTTCTATTTCGGTCGGGCTTGGGGTTGGCGACAAGTCCGAACAGATGGCCTTGGCCGATGGTGTGCTTGAGACAATGGAACAACTGGCGCAGTCGCCATTTGGCGGGCTGGTCGATGAAACCAAGGTCTATAACGCGGTCAAGCGCAAGCTTACGGCAGCGGGGATCAAAGACACCGACGAATACCTGAACGAGCCGCAGGAAGGCCAGCAGCAGGAACAAAAGCCTGACCCGGAAATGATGAAGGTTCAGGCTGAAATGCAACTGCAGCAGGCCAGACTTCAGGGCGATCAACAGGCGCAGGCCGCTAAACTGGCTGCAACGCGCGAGGAGGCCATGCTCAAGCAGCAGCTTGCCCGCGAACAGGCCGAGTTTGAAGCCGAACTGGCGGTGGAAAGGATGAACCGCGAACACGCGCTGGAATTGCAGCGCATGGACCGCGAGGCCGAACTGGAAGAACGGCGCATGACGATGGAAGCCAGCCGCGCCGTTTACGCGGAGCAGCGCCGCGACCGTGAAAGCGATGCCAAGTTGAGCCAGAACCGCGAAGGCGGGAGTTTGGCGGAATGAGCATCACGATTGGTCTTGGCGCCGCTGAACGCCGGGCGCGGGCCTATGCTGCGCAGGCATTGTTGAATGATCCTACCCATCAGGCGGCATGGGATGAAATTGAGACGGAACTGCGCGAGACATGGGAGAATTGCCTGTTTTCGCGCAAGCGTGACCGGATTTGGACCGAACTGCGCACCGTGCGCAAGCTGCGGCAGAAGTTAGCGAGTTTCGCGGGAAATGCCCGCGATTAACCGCCCTTCGGGGCATCCTCAACGATAGGTGAACTATGGACACTGCCCAGGCGCTTGCGCCAGCAGAAACGGATCGCAATCAGGCAATCGAAAACGCCGCCGACGCATTCAAGGCATTTACGACCGGGGAACCGGTCCAGCTAAGAAGCGAAGATGGCCGCTTTGCAAGCCCGGTCGAAGAGGAAACGGTAGAGATCGATGAGGCCGGAGAGGTCGCTGAAGTCGAAGCCGACGATGACGACGGAGAAGAGGCAGCCGAACAGGCCCAGCCAATGCCGCCTTCATGGCCTGCGGACAAAGCAGAGGTTTGGGAAGCGCTCCCAGCGGACGCCAAGGCATTTGTTGCCGAACGTGACGCAGAGCAAATCCGCGCTACCAATGCGAAGTTCCAGGAGAGTGCCAACGCTCGCAAGGCCGCTGAGGCCGCGCTGGCAGAGGCGCAGACCAACCGGAACCAGTACCTTGAAGCTATCGATCAGCTTTCGGCGGTACTCAATCCAGTGAAGCCAGACCCGCGCGCATTCGGCGCCGGAACCGGACAATACAACCGCGAGGCATTCGACCTCGCACAACTGGAATACGATCAGCAGAGCCAAGCCCTCGCCCAGCTCACCGAGCAGCGGGAGGCCATAACCAGACAGCAGACCGAAGAGGCTAACGAACAGTTCAAAGCATGGAAGTCTGAGCATGAGGCGCAATATGCGCCGAAGCTGTTGGCGGACGTGCCGGAATTGACCGATACGGCCAAGGCGGAACCGCTGGTGCGTGACCTTGTGACCTATGCAATCCAGAACGGCGTTCCCGAGGAATTGTTTGCCCCGGAAATGCAGGACCAGATCACATCGGCGCAGTTGCACCTGCTCTGGAAGGCAAGGCAGTTCGATCAGTTGCGGGCCTCACCCGCGCAAGCCAAGCCGAAACCGGCAGGGCCTGCGGTGAAGCCCGGTGTATCCAGCCCGCGTTCGGCGCAACGTATTGCAGGCAGGCAGCGCGACATGGACCGGTTGAACCGTGAGGGCAGCATCGAAGCCGGTGCTGCCGTGTTCAAACATCTGTTCAAGGGATAATCTACCATGACGAAAGTCACTGCCGCTCTGGCCACGTATGACGTGACCACCAATCGCGAGGACCTCACCGATGCGGTCTATCGCATTTCGCCTGCCGATACTCCGTTCATTTCCGCCGTGCCGCGCGTCAAAGCGACTGCGGTTCTGCATGAATGGTCAACGCAGGCGCTCGCGTCGATCAACTCGACCAACGCCAGGCTTGAAGGCGATGCGCTGACCCGCGCTAGCTCGACCAGCCCGGCGCGCAAGCAGAACTACTGCCAGATCAGCAGCAGGGACGCGACTGTCACCGGCACCCAGCGGGCAACCAACCCGGCGGGCATCGATGACATGATGGCCTACCAGATGTCGCTCAAGAGCCTTGAGCTTAAGCGCGATCAGGAGAACATCCTGCTGGGCAACACTGGCCAGACAGCGGGCAATACCACGACTGCGCGAACCTTGCGTTCGTTCAATGCGTGGATTTCCGCCAATGGCTCGCGCGGGACCAACGGTGCGGACAGCACTGCGGCCACTGCGGCTTCGACTGACGGGACGGCGGGCGACCTTCGTACCTTCACCGAAGCGATGTTGCAGGACGCGATCAAGGATGCGTTTGACGATGGCGGCGAGCCTGACATCGTTCTGGTCGGTTCGTTCAACAAGCAGAAGTTCTCGACCTTCACGGGCCGCACTACTGCGCGTGAGAACGTCAATGTCGGCACTGTTCATGCGGCTGCTGAGCTTTACGCTTCGGACTTCGGCACCCTCAAGGTCATGCCGAACCGTTCGCAGCGTGGACGCGATGCCTACGTTATCGACGTGACCAAGGTGGCTGTGGCCTATCTGCGCGGTTTTGAACCGCAGGAGCTGGGCCGTGTCGGTGACGCGATCACTCGCGACATCATCAGTGAATACACGCTGGAAATGCGTCACCCTGACGCCCATGCCGCCGTGTTCGATCTGACTACCTCGTAACAGGGGAGGGGCGGGGGAAACCTCGCCCCTTTTCCAAAAGGAAGCGTATGAGCATAAAAGCATTGCTTGAGGCCGTCCCCGAGGAACGCCGCAAGCTGATATTCCACGCCGAGGACGGGGTTCACCGAATTGAAACCCGGCAGGACGTTGAACCGATCATCGCAGCCGCAAAAGAGATGTGGTGTGACAATCCACCCATGGACATGCGCCGGGTCTCGTTGATCCCCAAGACTGTTCTTGATCAGGCGTTCAACGACGGCTGGTTTCACGATCCGGCAGCTTGGAAACGCTGGGCGAATGACCCGGTCAATGCCTGTTACCGCACGACAAAGGGAACCATATGATCAAGCTCGCAATCTGCATCCCGGCGTACGGTGACACGAAGGCCAAGTTCACGCTTAGCCTGGCGCAGGCGCTCATTCACCTGGGCAACTGCCGCATGACCGACCCGGACGGCAACTTGCTTGAGATTGAAACCGAGATATTCATGGTATCCTGTTCGATGCTGACCGAGAGCCGCCACCGGCTCGCTGCGGAAGCTATCGTGTGGGGCGCCTCGCACATGCTCTGGCTTGATGCCGACCATGTATTCCCCGCCGATGCGATCCCCAGGCTACTGGCGCACAACCGGGACGTGATCGGCGCCAACTATGCCCGGCGCTGCACACCTACGGCCCCTACGGCAAGCCGCAAGGTTACGGACGCGGACGGGCAGGATTACAAAAACCTTGTTTACACCACGCTGGAAAAGGCGACAGACGGGGTTATCGAGGAGGTTGACCATCTGGGCTTCGGGCTGTGCATGATGAATATGCGGGTGTTTGACCTGTTGCAGGCCAAGGCGGACAAGGAAACTGGCAGCTTCATGCCGCTGTTCAAGTTCGAGGAAATTCCGGGCCAATCGGGCATGATTGGCGAGGATGTCTATTTCTTCCGCAAGCTGCGCGAGGCCGGGGCCAAGATTTACGTTGACCACGAACTGTCATGGGAAACCGGGCATATCCACGAGTACATCTATACCAATGCCCATGCGGTCAAGCAGCAGGACAAGTGGATTGAGGCCGGAAAGAAGCTGACCGGCCGCTTTGAAGACAAGATCAAGCAATTGGAGGAAGCGGCATGAGCCTTGCTATCACGCTATCCACCGCTGCCGATATCGAGACGTATGACGGCCTGCTGGATTTCATCATTGCTCACCTGGAACTGGACAGCGAAACCGAAACACAGCTTCCCGCTTTGCTAAGGATGGCCGAATACCGGCTTAACCGGATGCTGACGGTGCCGGAACGTGAAACTACGGCAAGCGTGACAACCACGGCGGGGACGGCCTATGCCGCGCTGCCTACCGGCTTCCGGCAACTGCGTTCGGCCTATATCGACAGCGACTATCCTTTGGCGCTGGCGCCGCTGCACGCGGTTCAATCCGAGATGGAATTGAGCGGCAAGCCGTTCATTTACACCGTTTCCAACCAATCGCTGTATTTCGGGCCGACGCCGGACGCGGCCTATACGGTTGAACTGACCTACATGGCGAAACTGGACTATCTTTCGGCAGCAAACCAGACCAACTGGCTGCTGTCTGAGAATGCCGACGCCTATGTTTACGCGCTGTTGATCCAGTGCGAGGCGTTCCTGGGCCATGACGCGCGCATTCCGCTTCTGGAAGCCGCTTTGGTAACGACGATGGAGGAGATCAACCAGCAGGGAAATCGCTACCGCATTGCTTCCCCTATCCGCCTGCGTTCGCCGGTCTGTGTATGATCCGCCTGCCCCTGCCGGATTACAAGCCGGACCAGTCAAACAACTCAGGGGTGCTGTTGAAGGCTGAGAACGTGTATCCGGCGATGGACGGCTATCGTCCGGTGCAAGCTGTGCTGACTATCTCCGAGGCGCTTTCTGGGACGTTTCTGGGCGGGTCCAGTGCGATTTCGGCGGACGGGACGGGCTACATGTTGGCCGGTACCGCTACCAACCTTTACAAATACAACGCGGGGGCATGGACCAGCCTGATCGGCAGTCTGACAATCGACGGGCGCTGGCGCTTTACGCAGTTCGGGAATTATGCCGTCGCGGTGACGGGCGGGGTGACTTATGAGGTTGACCTCGGCGGCTCTACTGCTGCGGCGATAGCCGGGGCACCTTCGGGGACAAGCGTGGCGGTGGTCGGCGATTATGTCGTGATCGGGCAGGCCGGGGGGGTGGTCAACACGGTTCAATGGAGTTCGTACCGCGATCATACCGCTTGGGTTGACGGGGTGGATCAAGCCGGTTCGCAGCCAATCCAGGCGGGCGGTTCGGTCCAGTTTGTTGCCGGGGGTGAATACGGGATCATCCTGCAACGCGAGCAGATTGTGCGCATGACGCGGACCGGAAGCGCCGATGCGCCGTTCCAGTTCGATGAAGTTTCAACCAACTTTGGGTGCGCGAACGGGGCGACTGTAGCGCAAGCGGGCCGGACGATCTTTTTCCGCTCCGACCGGGGCTTCATGGCATTGGAGGATGGGCAAGAGCTTAGGCCAATCGGTTCGGAAAAGGTTGACCGGACATTTGACCGCGAAGTCTCGCGCGATGACTTGCAAAATATCTACACCGCCGTTGATCCGCAAAACAAGTTGGTCATGTGGGGGGTGCCGGGGACGCCGGGGGCGCTGTGGATTTACAATTTCGAGTTGGATAAGTGGGCAACCGCCGAACTTGTTTTCAGCGGCCTGTTCCCCGGCTTTACGGCCTCAATCGGGCTTGAAGATTTGGCGGTGATTTATCCTAATCTGGACACCATGCCTTACTCGCTCGATGATCCAAGGTTTTCAGGGGGCAACCCCAGGTTGTATATTGTGGACGCCGATAACAAGGTGGGGACGCTGGCTGGGGACAATTTGGCGGTTCAACTCGATATGGGTTTTGCGCAGTTGACGCCGGGCTATCGGGCAAGGGTGCGGGCGGTAAGGCCGGTTACGGATGCGACCAGCGGGATAACAATGGTGCTGGACGCGCGGGCAAGGCTGGGGGACGCTCCGAACCTGTCAACCGAGGCGACGTTGCGGGCCAGCGGGGTCATTCCGATCCGGGCCGCCGGGCGGTATATTTCCACGTCCATCCGTTTCGCGGCGGGGACCGATTGGGACTATATCCAGGGTATCGAGATTGACGCGGAACAAGGGGGTGAGCGATGAGGCAAATCCCGGTAGATGCGCGGATCAAGGATTGGCCCCGTAGGGTAGCGGAACAGGGCAACAAGGTTGCGGGGCTGGTTTCGTCGATGCAATCCGGTGCGGGGGGCTTTTCGCGCGCGAAGGCCAGGTTTCTGAGTGGCCAGTGACACCTTCGGCGCTTTGGCGCAGTCCACCCCTGCCGCAACGACGCTGACGGACGCTTACACGGTGCCTGCCGCGCGTCGGGCCGAGCTTGAAGTGATTATCTGCAATCGCTCCACGGCAACGACGATCAGGCTGCAACATGCGGTCGCCGGGGCGGCTTCGGCTAATGGGCAATATCTGCTCTATGACTTCGCGCTGGGGGCAAACGAGGCGCAGGCGACGGCCAGGTTCACGGTTGCCGCTTCAGATGTTGTCCGGGTTTACTCCGCTTCGGGAAGCGTAACATTCAACATTAACGGGATTGAAGAGGACGCATAATGACTTCGCTAATTTTCAACAGCGCTTTGCGCGATGAGGCAATCGGCTCTGTCGATTACGATACCGACACGTTCAAGGTGATGTTGGTCACTTCGTCGTACACTCCGAACAAGGATACCCATACGCGGCGCAGTGACGTGACCAACGAGGTTTCTGGTACCGGATATACAACCGGCGGCACGGCTTCGACTGTCACGGTTGCTGCGGTTGACACCACTAATGATAGGGTTGTGATTACGTTCGGCGCCGTTTCATGGACCACCGCGACGATCACGGCGCGCGGCGCGGTCTATTACAAGTCTCGGGGCGGCGCTTCGTCGGCGGATGAAATCATCGCCTATGATGATTTTGGCTCCGACATCACTTCGACTCTCGGCACTTTCAGCCTTGCCGCTTCAACCCTGACAAAGCAAAACTAGGAGAACTCATGGCCTATCCAAACCCATCGTCCTTCGTCCCGCTGGTGATTGCCAGCAGCGACGGCCCGACCCTGACCACCGCCGCCGCCGCTTCGTGCATTCCGGTGGCCTCGCGGCTAATCCTGCCGAACAATTACTGGACGGTGGGCAAGCAGTGGAAGGTCCGTCTAGGCGGGCGTATTTCCTGCGTGGTTACTACCCCAGGCACCGCGCGGTTTGATCTGCGCACCGGGCCTTCGGGGACCATCGTCGCGTTTGACAGCGGCGCGCTGAACCTGAACATTGTCGCCAAGACTACGGTTCCGTTTCTGCTTGAGGTAGATCTAACCTGCCGCGCGGTTGGCACCAGCACCAGCACCACGCTGTTCGGGCTGGGTAAGCTGATTTCCGAAGCGGTAGTGGGTGCGCCGCTGCCCAGCGCTGGCGGTAACGGGGTGCTGCTGTGCCCGGTTGGCACGCCTGCTGTGGGAACCGGCTTTGACAACACGGCGGCTAACGCGGTTGATATGTTCTTTACCCAGACCGTTGCGACCGGTTCCATGACCGTTCACACCTATGAGATTTGGGAATCTGTGTAATGTCGGCGCAGCCCACCGCGTTCCGCCCCCTGGCGCGGATGGGCTGGGGCGGGCGCGCCGCGTCGCACTGGCGCGGGCTGACCCAGAGCGATGACCGCAATGTTTCCGGGCGCACGGTGATCAATCGCGGCCAGATCGGGACGGTGGTCTATCGCAGCCCCGGAGGCTATGCCAATTTCACAATTTCCGGGGTGACGCGCGACAAGAACGGGACGGCTTTGGGGACGTGCGCGGTGGAGCTTTATATTACCGGGCGGGACGTTTCGATAGCCGAGACTGTTTCAGATGCGAGTGGAAACTTCGTCTTCAATATGCCAGGAACCGGGCCATTCTACCTTGTGGCCTATAGGGCAGGAAGCCCAGACGTAGCGGGCACAACGGTTAATACGATCATTCCGGTTGCAGTCTAATGCCCGACATCATTCTCAGGGCGATAACTGTCGATGCAAATTCGCCAGACATAAGGCTTTGGGATACTGTTGAGGTAGAGGCAGCTGGCGCTGCAACAAGCTATACCTTTTCGTTTACAGGCGGCGCAGCGACTGGCGGGGCGCTGGACGGCAACGCCCCTGGTGCGGCGTTTACAGTTACATTCTCCACTGCAACAGGGGCAGCGACAGGGGGCGCTGCGGCCAACGGGTCCGCTGGGGTAGTCAGCCTGTCATTTGCGGCAGGGGCGGCAACCGGGGGCGCTAGTGCCAACGGACAAGCCGGGACGGTAACATATTCTACCGCCGTGGGAGCGGCAACCGCCGCCGCGAACGCCGATGGTTCGGCGGTTTCGTTTACTTACGTATTGGCCCCAGGCGCAGCTTCGGTTTCCGTCAGTGCTAGCGGTTTTGCGGCTTCGGTTGCATATTCGGTTGCAGGCGGCGCAGCGACTGGCAGCGCCGCCGCTACCGGCATGGCGTCCTCTATTGCGATGGCTTGGGCTGGGGGTGCTGGTGCAGGCAATGGCTCGGCAGCTGGATTGGCTTCATCCTATACGTTCTCGTTCGCGGGCGGGGCGGCTTCGTCTTCAATTGATGGCAACGCACCCGGTGCGAATTGGGTTCTCGGCAGCACTATGGGAGTGGCCATTTCAAGCCGGATTATGCGGCCATTCCTGATGTCGTTCGCGGCGTGATTATCGGGATTGTCGCGGCGGATCATCCTGACTGGCCCGCAATCAAGGCGTTTCTGGAACCGGCGGCAAAGCGCGGCGGGGTTCCGATACTTGAAGAGCATGAACTGATTTGGGCGATATATGACCCGGACCTGATCGGCGCGGCGACGGCAAGAATTACGGTTGACGGGTTTGGCGAGGTTATCCTGGTCGGCGGGCGCGATCATCGCCGCTGGATACATGCTTTAGACGAAGCAATCGGCAACGAAATGCGCACCGCCGGAATGAAGTCAGTCAGGGCCTATGGCCGCAAAGGCTGGGTCAAGGTGCTGAAGAATTGGAATGTCATTCATAGCCCTTTGGGTGTAGGGTATGAAAGGGAATTGTAATGTCGAAAAAAAGCAAGAGCACAACTTCACCGTGGAAACCAGCGCAGCCGTTTATTCTCGGCGGGGCAGGTTCGGTTCGTGATGCATACGATCAAAACTCCGGGAACATCCAAGACGCGACCGATCAGATTACCGGGCTATTGCCGGAAATGATCGAAAAGTACCGTGCTGGCAATCCGGCGGTCAATGCCGCGACGGGCTATAACACAGATGTCCTTTCGGGCCGCTATCTGAACGAGGGCAACCCTTACCTTGACCAGATGCTAGGCCAGTCAAACGACGATATCCGTAACCAGTTGCAGGCATCGCTTGGGGCAAAGGGTTTGACCGGCGGCAGTTCCTATGCCGACATTATCAGCCGGAACATCGCCAAGAATACGCTGGCGACCCGGTATGGCGCTTACAATGACGAGCGCGGACGGATGGGCCAGGCGGCAGGACAGGCGCCCGGACTGGCGGCGGCGGACGTGATCCAGATAACGCCGATGATGGCAGCGCTTCAAGCCGCGCAGGCCCCGATTGACGCTGCCGGACAGTATGCCGGAAGCCTTGGCGGGCTGTTCAATGGCTATGGTACGCAAACGCAAAAACAGGGCGCCGGGTCAACGCTTGGTGGTCTTCTCGGCTCCGCGCTGTCCGGTTGGGCGGGCGGCGGCTTCAAGACGTAAGGGGGCTTGATATGTTCGGTATTTTTGGGCTTCCGCAAGGTTTCGCTGGGGCGTTCGCGCCGCAGCAGATGCCGCCACAAGAGCCAGCCAAGAAGCCCGGCTTCTTTGGCGAAGGCGGCGTAGGCAGAGGAATTGCGGGGTCGATTGGCGATTACCTCCTCCAAGTGAACGGGATGCGCCCGATTTATGCGCCGCGAATGGAGGAAAACCGCCGCGCCCAGCATGAAGCCCAGCAGGCGGAGCGGCAACGCGCGACAAGTTGGGAGGATTGGCAAAAGCGGTTCGATTATGAACGGGCCAATCCGAAATCGGTCAACAATGACACGGTGAACGATTATCAGTACATCCAAAAGACGCTCGGCAAGGAAGCCGCTGACATGTATTTGCGGCGTTTGGGCGATCCGATGGTCAACATGACCCTGCCCGGAGATAACTTCTACAGCGGCCCGCAATCGGGCGTCGGTGCCGCTTTGGGCGGCGCCAACCCGAAGCCGCGCCGCCTTGGCCCTATCGTCGATCAAATTCCGGGAGGTCCGGCGTCCGCGCCGGGCGGCTTTCCGCGCTGAATACGGCGGTTTCAAGCAGGCGATCATCGGGCAGGAAACCGGCGGGCAGTACGGCGTTCGCAACCGCGAAGGTTCAGGCGCTGGGGGATTGGGCCAGATCATGCCTGAAACTGAAAAGGCGCTAGCCCGCAGACTTGGTATTCCTTATCAGCCTCATTTGATGGAAGGCACAAGCGAAGCGGCCAAGAAGTACCAAGACGCCTTGACCGATGCGGCAGTGCGCGAAGCATGGGATTACGGCCAACGCAGTGGCAATCTTGGCGATGCGGCAATGTACTATCACGGCGGTTCCAATCGCAAGATTTGGGGCCAGAAAACGCGCAAATACGGGCAGGACATTCTTGCCAGAATGAGGGGCCGATAATGTCGTATCGTCAAGACTTGGAAACCGGCGAATATGTAGAGGTGGACGCGCAGGGCAACCCTGTTTCGCGTCCGCCTGCTGGCGGCGTTTACAACCTCCCCAACCCGGCTCGGGCACAATCGCAGGCAAATGAAAACGCTAGGCTAGACTTGGCCCGCCAAGCGGCAGCGCGCGCCGCTCAGGCGGCGTCGGCTTCACAAGGAAACGCCGCCGCAAGCCTTAATTTGCAGCAAACCAAGTTCCTTGCCGATTTGGAAAAAGAAGGCAAGACGCTCGACGCGCAGGGCAATATTGCTCCTATCCCCGGTTGGATGCCTACCCCGAAAAACGGCGCGGGGCGTCCTGAAATGACCGCTGCGCAGTTCTCAGATGCTATCGCGCAATACAATGCCGCACAGCAAATCGAGAAAATGCTTGTCGAGCTACGCCAGACTTTCGCACGCGGGCAAGGCAAGACCTCTGGGGCCTACGGGGTGCAGGATTTCCTGCCGACCGAGGCAAACAAGAGCTTCGACAAGGCGGCTGGACGCTTGCGGGCGTGGGCCAAGCAAGGCACCGGGACAACCGGCGGGGAAAACAACTCGCTGGCGGAAATGAAACTCAACCTGGGTTCGTATATCCCCGACAGTTGGGCGTATGACGAAACCAACCGGGAAACGATGTCTTCGATTGAGGGATTGGCACAAAAGGCGCGGCAGGAAGCTATCCAGCGGCTAGGCGGCGTCCCTGATGCCAATGGCCGGATTACGCCAGTAGGGCCGCCGCAGCAACCTGAGCAGAGAGACCCGCTTGGCGCGTTGTACCTCGACAACAGCGAAAACAAGCAGGCCGTACCGTTTGGCGGCACCGAGAAGCTGGGGACTATTCCGCCCGGAATGCAGGCGGAATACGAACAATGGATGGGGCAGAACGCCGGACGCCTAACGCCGGACAGCTACGCTGCGTTTCGCAGCGAGCTTGACCAGCGCTACGGCTATGGGGTTGATGATATCCAAGCCGAAAAATACCGCGAATGGGCGCGCAGTGCGCAGCAGGCGCAGCAAAAAGGCGGCACGCTGAATACACGCATCCCCCCGCCAAAAGTGCCGATGAGCCAGTCTGAAATCATCGATAACAGTCTTGCCAATAACCCCGCCGGAGCGGCAGCGGCGGGGTTCGGCAATATGATGTCGATGGGCGGAGTTTCGGCTTTGGCTGGCGATCAGTACGAGGCAATCCGCAATTCCGGCGACTGGAACGGGGCCGGGATGATGGCCGGGGAGATCGGCGGCGCTATTTTGGGGACCAAGGGCCTTGGTATGGCCGGACGCGGCGGTGGCAAAGCGCTGCGTGCCGCGCTGCCGTCCAATACCGCCGGGATGTCGCCTTTGGTTCGCAACGCGCTCATAAAGGCGCGGCAGACGCTTGGCGGGCCGCCTGGGACATTCGGGAAAAACCTTGCTGTCGATACAGCCTATGGCGCTGGGTACGGCGGCGTTACTGAGGGTGATCCGCTGCGCGGTGCGGCGTATTCTGCTATCGGCAGCACGTTGGGCCAAGGGATCGGCGCAGCGGGCGGGCGGGCGATCAGCGGGGTTACGGCCCCGGTATCCGCTGCGCGCAATCTGCATGAAGCCGGTATTACACTTTCGCCGGGCCAAATCCTTCGGGATCGTCCGGGCTGGGGCGGCAAGGCAATCGCCGGGATAGAGGACAGACTGGCTGATTTGCCGGTGATCGGCGATATGATCGGCGGCATCCGCACGCGCGGTATTGAGGATTTCAACCGCGTCGATATGAACCGCGCCATCGCCCCGGTAGGAGGGCGGGTCACAGAGGCGGGCCAAGGGGGCTATGCGCAGGCCGACCAAGCGGTTTCCGACGCCTATGGCAAGGCGCTCGGGCCGATGCGCTTGCAGCCTGACCAGGCGATGCAGACTGCAATGCAGCAGTATCCCGATTACGCTCCGGTTGTTTCTGACCAGATAGTAAACGGATACATGACCGGCGAAGGAATGCAGGCGGCGAAGCAAATTCTTTCCAACGAAAGGCGCAACCTTGCCCAATCGCCAGGCGGATACGGGCAGTCAAAGCGTGCGGGCGCTATGCTTGATGAAATGACAGCCATGGCTGACCGTCAAGCCCCGGATTTGATGGGTAAGTATCGCAGTGCCGATGAAGCCTTTGCGGCCCTGCGTCCTATCCGCGAAGCTGTGGCGGGGGCGGTGAATAACCGGGGCATCTACACACCGGCGCAAAAGGGCATAAAACTGCGCGCAACCGACCAATCGGCGGGCAAGCGCATGACGGCTATCGGGGCAAGGCCGGGGCAGGATTTGCAGGCTGACGCGCAGTCCCTGCTGCCTTCGACCATCCCCAATAGCGGCACGGTCGGGCGGGCACTTGTTGCTTCGGCACCGCTGGCCGCGTTCGGGGCGCAGGAGGCGGGGATTATAGACCCGAAGGTTGCGGCTTTGTTGGCTCTTATGTCCACGCCGTACACAAAAACAGGGCAGAAGGCCGCACAAGCATTGATGCTTGGGAAACGCCCGCAGTCAGTCAAGGCGCTCGGGGAGTGGGTACGGAAGAAGAAGGGGTTGTTTGGCTCTGCGCTTGTCCCATTCGCGCTGGAAGCGCCGCAATAGGGCCTTGTCGGGGCGGGTTTCGCTGTAGCCCGCCCAAGCCGCGACAATGAAGGCTTTCCAGAACATCACTTCGGCAAGGTGCCCCATCGGCACAGATTAAAACGATACAAAGGGCAATGCAATGGCCGTAACCGACTACTCCGCAACGCCGGGCAGCAATACCGCAATTTCCGGGATCAACATCGCGGAAAACTGCACCCCGGCGAACATCAACAATGCAATCCGGCAGCTTATGGCGGACATTGCATCGGCGCTGGACGATGGCACGTTTCTTGGCGGGGCGGACTTTCAGCCGCTTGAGGCCACCCTTACCGCGCTTGCAGCGGTAGCTACGGCGGCGGACAAGCTGATATATGCCACCGGTTCGGATACCTTTGCTACCACCGATCTTTCGGCTTTCGGGCGAACGTTGATCGATGACGCCAACGCAGCGGCGGCACGGACTACCCTGGGCGCAGCTTCGGAACCTGCCGCAACCGGCGGGGCTACCAGCGGCAAGCTCACGCTGGGCAATTTCACCCTCGCCTGGAAGGATGTAACCGCTTCCGCCAACACTTCGACAAGCGTTGCCTATGGTGACGCGCACACCTATAGTTCGTGGGCGAGGGCATGGTTTAACGGGGGTTCATCGGATACGGCGGCGCAAGACAATGACCCGTTTGTTTCTGCAACCGGGCTATCGACCGCAACGCTTTTCAGCGCCAGAGACGCAGCCGTTTCCGGCACAATCTTTTCGATTGGGGTGTAAGGCATGGCCCGGCATTATTTCAACACCGTAGAGAACGCCGTCACCGGCAAGCCGGTCAACGGCGCGACAATCGAGGTGCTGACTTCGGTTGACGCTTTCGAGACGATTTACAGCGACGACGGCAGCACTGCGATTGACCAGGACACTGATGCGCTGACTTCAAACGCAGAAGGGTTTTTCGAGTTCTGGACCAACGCCACCAGCGGCACTATCCGCATTTCCTATGACGGCGAAGTCAAGAAAACGATAACCGATGTCGAGTTCCCGGACGGGGCGGTGACGGGTGATGTTTCGGCGCTTGAGGCGCGGGTTGATGCGCTTGAGGCAATCGACGCTTTGCTGGTGGCGAACAACCTGAGCGACGTTTCAAGCGTTGACACCGCCCGCGACAATTTGGGTTTGGGCGGAAGCGACACCCCAAAGTTTGCCGGTTTCCAAATCGGTCACGCCAGCGATACCACACTTACCCGCGCCAGTGCGGGCATCCTTGCGGTAGAAGGGTCAAACCTGATCCGCCAAATCGACCAGGCTTCAACTGCCGGGGTGCTGACTGGCACGGCAACCAATACGGTTGTTTCTCCTGACAGCCTCGCAGCGCTTTGGGAACAAGGTAGCGACATTGCCAGCGCGGCGACGATGCTGCTAACCGATGGCGGCTATTTCCACGTCACCGGCACCACCACGATAACCGATATAGACCCGGCGACGGACAAGGCCGGACGCTGGTTTGATCTGGTATTCGATGGCATCCTGACGCTGACGCATAATGCTTCGACGTTGATATTGCCGACCGGCGCCAACATCGTCACGGCGGCGGGTGACGTGGCCCGGTTCCGCTCCGAGGGTTCGGACGTAGTGCGGTGTGTAGGATACGTCCGGGCCAACGGGCAGGCGCTTGCGGCTGGGGCGGTGACGCTCACCCTTGCTTCGACCGTCACACAAAGCGGCACGCCTGTTACAACCTCAGTCGGCTTCCTTGGCGCGCCGCAGATGGCGGACCAGGACGATTACACACTGGCCCTGACAGACAGCGGCGGGCATTATTATCACGTTTCCGGCACACCGCACACCCTGACAATCCCGGCCAACGGTTCGGTTGCGTTTCAGATCGGCACGGTGATTGCGATTGTGAACGAGAACGGCGGCGGGGCGATCACGCTGGCGATCACAACCGACACGCTGCGTTGGGGAAGCTCTACCGGCTCGCGGACTATCGCGGCGAATGGCACGGCATCGCTGCTCAAGGTGACTTCGACGGTATGGCGGCTGACCGGCGACGGGATCACCTGATGGGCGGGGGGTTTACTTGGCGGCTAGGCGCGGGCGCGCGGAGTGAAATCGTCGATGACGGCGATGTTGTCGCGGGCGAGATCAACCTGACCGGTCTCGACCTGTCGTCCTATTACACGATCCGCGTTTATCTTTCCGGCTTGAAGGTTAATGCCGATGATAATTCCATTGCCTTGCAACTGGAAATGGGCGGTTCGGTTGTGAGTTCCGGCTATCAGGAATCCTATACAGACCGGGAAAGCGCCGGTTCTACAACTTCTGGCGGTAGTACATCAATAGCCTATATAGAACTGCATAATCCTGGCGCTGGCGAAGGGGTTGGCAATGCGTCAGGAGAAAGCCTGTCCGGGTATCTAGACATTGGAAACGCGGTGAGTAGCCTCAACAAGTTCGTAACCGGGCACATAACCTACCGGCAACCTAACGGGCAAAGTGTTTACACCACTATGTCGGGGATGCTGGCGAATACCGGTAACATCACTGGCTTTCGCCTGTTCTGCACCAATGGCGGCGGCTCTCTGACTGCCGGGCGGGTGTTTTTGATGGGGCTTTCCTGATGACTTCGGTAGTCATTTCGCGGCTAACTTCGCCTACCAGCGATGCGCTCAGTTTCACCGGCTTGACCTTGACTGGCTATCGCCTTGTGACCTTACACGTCTGGGGTTTGACTGTTGGAACGGATGATGCCTCAGTCCGGCTCAGGGTGTCGCAGAGCGGTTCATTTCTTTCCGGCGCCAGCGACTATTCCTATGTCCATGTTTCACGTTCTACTGGCGGGACAACCGACTCGGAGACGACAAACGCGGCTGCACAAATCGCGCTAACCGATGGCGGCGCCAATTTCGGCGTAGGCAACGCGGCGGGGGAGAGTTTTGTCACCCGGATCGAACTGGTTAACCGTGAAACCAGCGAGCCGCGATATCTCACATTCAACGGCGCGCACACCGGGCCAACTGGCAACGCGATCATGGCCAATGGCGAGGGCGTGGTCAACAATTCCACTGCAATCGACGGGCTGCGAATTTTGCTTAGTACCGGCACAATGCCCACGGGCAAAGCAGTGCTGATAGGGCACACCTGATGGGCTATACACTCATTTCACAAATCACTTCGCCGACCAGCAATGCTATCACGTTCTCGGGGCTTTCGCTGTCCGGCTATGACGATATCCAGGTTCGGCTTGAAGGCATTACCGTGGGCACGGATAATGTCAGTATTGTTGCGCAATTTGCGATAGGCGGTTCTTTGGTGACATCGGGCTATCGGTTTATTGCTTCCGTGCGGGACACTGCATCAGCGGTATCAGATGACAACAGCACCTCGGCGGCTTCGATGTTGCTTACACGTAACGCTACCAGCATGGTAGGAAACGCCAGCGGGGAAAGCTTCGCCGGGATATACCAGATCGGCAATCCCAACGAAGCGCTGCACAAGTATCTGCGCGGGCACGCGGCCTACACTTCGGCGGACGGCAATCTTAGGCATGTTCGCTCGCTCGGGTTTCTGGCCAACACAGGCACGATGGATGGGCTTAAGTTCTTTCTTTCCAGCGGCACGATGCCGACCGGCAAGGCTTCGATATGGGGCATTCCCAACACATAAGGAGAATACCAATGCATGACGTACAAGAACGCATAGCCGCCGCCCTGGAACGAATTGCCGAAGCATTGGAAAAGCGTAACCGCGATGATGTCACCGCAAACAGCGGTGGAACCGGCAACGGCCCGCCCCGGTGATGCACTGGACGCTGGTTGTCCTGATCGCGCTTTCGTTTGCCTGCCTTGCGGGCAACGCGGTGCGGCTATGGACGGTCGGCACGTTCCGGGAAACCGGCTTTGCGGTGTGCCTCGCGTGGCTGTTCCAGCAATTCATCTGGGCGGATACCGGGGCCGACAGCCGGATTGTTTTCGCGCTGTGCGATGCCGCGATCATCTGGCTTTGCGCCCGTGAACGGCACTGGACGGCATGGGGCATAATCGCCCTGATGCCGGTGTGCTGGGCGGCGCAGTTCCCTTGGGGGCCTGAGGTGACATTATGGTGGATCAACTGGACCGCCGTGGCGATACAAATGGCTTTGGGCCTTCCCTGGCCGAAACTACAACCGATAATCCCGGCGGCAAGTCATGGCCGATTAAGGGGGGCAGCATGAGGGCCTTGCAACATGGGGGATATCGACCTTACGGCGCTCAACGTCCCGCTGTTCTCAGCGATCTTCGGCATGGGCTGGGGGGCGTGCTATACCATCCTTGTGCTGCCGATGAAGGAACGGGTCAACAAGTTGGAAGCCCGGATTGTAGCAGTCGAGGAAGCCAAGGACGAACGGATAGCTGCACTGGAACGGAAGTTGGGCATCACGTAAAGTTCTTGCGGCGATGGTTCGGGCCGACGTTGTGGCAGCGCATGGACGTGGTCGAAGAACGCCTGAACCTGATGGAAGCGATGGAGCGCATCGGGACGCATATCGATGGGCGTTAGCTTCAGCCTTTGGCTGCATTTCCAAGCGGCGTTGGCGAGTGCGTTCATGGTGCCGTCGATGTGGCTGACTGCGCGGGCCTGTTTCGCGAAGGAAGGCTACGGCTCGACAGCGGGACGGCTTGCGGCATTGTTCGCGGCCCATGGCATGTTCGGTTGCCTGTTTTTCGCCGGGCTATCGTATATCGCATGGGCCTGGCAGCACGCGGTTGCGAAGGCTGACCCGGCGCTGGCCTATGCGGTAGCGATGGGAATGCTGGCGACCGGAGGCATGGCCTTTGTCAAAACCGGGATTGGCTGGGTCGGAGAACGGGCCGGGCGGACTGGACTATGGCGGGCCTATCTGTTCGCGAGTGCGGCATGGGCGGCAACAGGAGTGTTTCTATGAAAGACAACTTCGACAAATGCCTCGCATGGGTTCTCGTTCACGAGGGCGGCTACGTCAACGATCCGCACGACCCCGGCGGGGCGACGAACAAGGGCGTGACGCAGGCGGTCTATGACGGCTGGCGCAAGTCGCACGGGCAAGGCGTGCAGTCTGTGATTGCCATTACCGCCGATGAAATCGCATGGATTTACCGGATGCTCTATTGGGATCGGGCACGGTGCGACGATCTGCCTTCCGGGGTGGATTACGCGGTATTCGATTACGCGGTCAACAGCGGGGTTTCGCGGGCATCGAAGTATCTGCAAGCATCGGTTGGCGCGGTCGGCGATGGGATCATCGGCAAGGCGACGATTGCGGCTGTAGGCAGGATGGGGACCAAGGCGACGATTATCACGCTGTGCCGCAAGCGTTTGGGCTTTTTGCAGGGCCTCAATGTATTCTGGCGGTTCGGCAAGGGCTGGACGCGCCGGGTTGAAGCGGTGCGCCGGACCGCGCTGGAAATGGCAACGCTTGAGGTGACGGCATGAAAAACCATGGCTGGGAACTGTTCGCGCTGTGGTCGCTAGCGGTCATTGTCATTGTCGGCTCGATATTCGTGGCTGGCCTTGGCGACTTCGGCATTGCGATCCTTGGCGGGGACGCGCCGGACAACAGCCAGACGCACGGGATCGTGATCGGCGGGCTTATGGCGGCGTTGCCGTTGCTGATCAATTCGATCCGCAACATCGGGCAAAACCAGGCGATGCAAAGCATGGCGGACCAGCTCGGCAAGAGCGCGCCGGTTGCCGAAGCACCACCGTTGTCGGATGATACGGAGAAGGGGTGATGACCAAGCCCTATTACAACCCCCGCAATCGCAACGAGCGCACGCACCGGAATGCCAAATCATGGAGCGATGCCTTCGACGATCATGCCGTGCATCGCCACCCCGATAGGCCAGTCGGGTTTCAAGTGCCGGAACGGAAGCCATGACCTTCCTCGCCACGCTAGCCCTGAAAGCAATGGGCATCTGGAATTGGCTCAAGGAAGCGATATCAGCGCTTTTTAGGCTTGCGATGCGTTATCCATGGCAAGCGGCCCTGATCGCGTCCCTGTGCCTCTCTGGCTGGCTGTGGCGGGGCAGACAGGACGCGCGGGTAGATGCCGCTACTTGGGAGCAAGCCTATACCGATCAAAAGGCCGCTTATGTGAGCGCCAGCAAGCAAGCCTCAGAACTCGCGCTGGCCCAGGTCAAGGCCGTCGAAGCCCGAAACGCCGCACTAGCGAAGGATGCACAACATGCCTATGAACTCGGCTCGCAAGCTGCTGATACCGCCCTTGCTCGCTATGTCGCTGCTAACCGGGTGCGGCCCAACCAAGTTTGTCGCAGCCCTTCCCCCGCCCCCGCCGAAGGAAGTAATCCCGACGTTCCTGCTGACTTGCCACCCGATACCGGAATGGTTGCGATCCGAGAACCTGAACTGCAAGCCCTTGTCGAATGGGTCAAGATCGGAGTAGCAGCGCACAACATGGCGGTGGACAAGATCAATGCGGGGACTGCCAAGCCGGTTGAATGGCCCCTGCCAGATATGCCGGTGGATAGGTAGCTGCGGGCCGCTCCACCGCGCGGCATTCCAGGCTTGTTGTGTGGACATTGCCGCACACGAAGTCGGTTGCCACACCGTGGGCGAAATTTCCTGCCGCAGCCCGGCCATGCTACACCATTGCGGAAGGAAGGCAAGTGCTGCGGCGGACCTAATCGGCAACTGTTCCACCTATCGCGTCCGAAGTTCCCAGGGGCACTTGTCAGTGAACGACGCCGCAGCCCCCGCACCATACCCCATCGCGCTTGCCCGTCAAGCCCCGGCGTGCTAGACAAGCGGGACAGCCCGCCAAGCTCCAACTCTGCGTTGCTAAGAGCGTAACGAGGCTAGCGCGCAGTTTGTTGGGAGTGCCCGCTGCGTCGAATATCCGGGGAAGGTCCGGTGAATGCGCTTTCAGAGCCGGTCATGAACGGCGCGAGGGGAGAATGCCCCCTCACAGCATCTCCTTGCGGCGATAGGCGAGCATTACCGCCCATATCTCGTGGAGATTGTCCACTCCGACCGGCACAGCGTCAACTGCGCCCTGCAACGCCTCGCCCGGCTCTGCCAGCGCGTCCAGCACAGTGGCAATGGCAGCGCGGGCGATCAGCTCGCCATCCTCAAGCCCGCCGTCGCCATCGGACATCATGCCGAGATAGTCATGCAACGTGTCCCCATCGCCAAAGGTGACGGCAAGCACGACATCGCGGACACGTTCAACCAGGTCCATCACTCACCCCCTGCGATCTTGACGGGATCGAGGGCGCGGATTGCTTTTATAATGATGACCTTAATGCTGAATGCGAGGTTGTCTTGCACTGCCTTCACCGCCGCTTCCTGCATAGCCTTCGCGCCTTCGATCCGGGCGCGGGACAGAGCGGCTTCAATGACGGTGGCGCCTGCTTCGTTGGCAATAGGTAAAGATTGCCACTCTGCATAGGCGGCTTTGCGCGCCCCTAGCCACACTTCCATTGCATCAACCACGATCAGTCTCCTTATCCTCGCCACGCTCGAATGCGTCGGCAATGCCTGTGAGCAACGAAATTGTGCCGCGCCGTTCCGCCTGTGCTACAAGCTCCCGCAGCCAAGCGATCATCCCATCGCGCTCGCGGGCAACATGCGCGGCGGCGATACTGCCCGGCTCTACGTCGCCGCGGAACATCGTATCAAGCACGGCTTTTTCGCAATCCCGGTCCGCCTGTGTCACTTCAACCATCGCCGTTCTCCTTCGGGGCTTGTGGCGCGATCCCGGAGCCTGCGCACTTGGCGCACTTTACCGGATAGCGCTGATCGTCTTGCCGGTAGCGCCATGTTTTCCCGGAGCCGCGACATGCGGGGCATGGTTCAGGTGTCATGGGGTGAGGTCTTTCAGGGCTTCTACGGTAATGTCTCCCGGCGTTTCCCATATCTCGTCACCTTCGTCTGACGCGCGCGGCGAAGTATCGCGAACCAGCCTCTCGATCTTTCGCCAGACAAGGATCGCAGCCTTGGCGGTTTCACGCTCCTCAGGGGTAGTGGACAGCCGCCGCAGCGACAACACGGTCGCCATCGCTTCGTGAAGTTGGGCCAGCGCTGCCGCCTGCTTCACGTTCTCGGCAAGCAGGGTTTCGAGCATGGCGGCGGCTTGGTTCGCATCGGCACGAATTGTTGGTCCTGGTCTTCCCAGCCGTTCAATCAGCGCCCGCGCTTCGGTTTCGATGGTCACTTCGCCTTCTCCTTCAGCAATCGGGTTCAACGATATTGGCGACCCAGAGAATACCCTGCACGACAGCCGCTAAAGGCACAGTGCACAGAACCAGAAACATCCAAACGATGCAACGAATGGTGGTCACTTCGCCTTCTCCTGATCGTGGTAGTCCTGCCAGCCGAGGCGCATCCGCAAGAGGCAAGTAGCGAGTACAATCGAGCCGTAAGTGTGCCAATCAGGCTTCGTGTCGCCGCGCCTAGCCGCTTCCCGGCCTGCGAGATATTCCTCGCTCTCCTGCACCTCGACGCGGTGGTTTCCGGGCTTGGTCATGGCGGCTGTTCCGCTTCGTCAACGGCCCTGATCGCGTCGAATGTTACTATCGAAACCCAGTCGGCAATCCAAACGATGTCCCCGACTTTCAGTTCGCGGCACGGCGCAAACCCGACCAGCATATCGAACATGCGCTGTCGCGCTGCTGCGGTTGCGTCCTGCCGGACAATTATGGAGCTGGTGCTGCTCACTTACCTGCCTCCTTCAAAGCTGCGATGATGGTTGGAATAAGATCAATGATCTGCCCAGCGCCGCGCGCGCCCTGCTCGTACAAATCCCTGGCATTGAGCGCATTCTTCGCCAGCCGTTCGAGCCGGGCGGATAGGGGTTCGGTGGTCATGGCGGGCCTTTTACGAGCGTAAAAATTATCTTCGTCGGGGGCTTCCCAATCGCCGCCGGTGGATAATGCGTCGAGAATAGCTCGTCCGTTATCTGGCAGCTTGTTTTCGTCGTTCATCTCTCAATCCTTCCTTGCCGCATAAGCTCGCTGCCGTGCCACAGCCCGGCGAGGTAGACCTCAACCAGCAGATCGTTGGCGTTGCGGTGGAAAACTGCGCGCCGGACCACCTTGGATATGATCGCTTCGATCCCCTTGCGCTCCTGGCGGGTGGTGAGCGGGGAGAGGGTGTCAGGTGGCATCGGTCGGCTCCGGCTTTATGTAGTACGCCCAGCATTTCCTTGTGGTCCAGTGGTCGGTACTCTTGCTGTAAGCAACCAAGCGGCTTGATCTGTGCCGCCAAACCATGCGGAGCCAAACCCAGCCGCCGTTATGGTGCCAGCCCAGCCCGGCGACCGCCTTGCACCGCACTGGATGCCATGCGAACCATTGTTCAGGTGTTTGCATCGGTTGGCTCCGGCCTGTAAGCGATGATATGTTCGATCAGGACGCCTATTGCCGCTGCGATCCGCTTCCGCTGGCCAGCGTCCATGTAGTGCGGCTTGATCGCCATCGCGAGTTCGCCAACAGCGTCCAGTAGGTCTTTAGGCAGCATCCCCCGCCTCCTGTGCCTGTGCGCGAAGGGCGGCGGCGCAAACAGCTTGAGGCCGGGTTGATGCTTCGACACGATACCAGAGGCCCCTCCTAACCTTGCTTGGGTGAGTATAAGCGGCACTCGGTTTGAACCTTTCCGGCCTTATTGAAATGTCCACAAACCACCCCTCCGGCACCAGCGTCATGGCCGCGTCGAGCGAGGTTGTGTAGCGCTTCAACGGTTCGCAATACTTATCCTCGCGGTCAGCCCACATTGTCCGCCAGCCGTCGTCAAACCGGCTTTCCCACCGATCCACGGGCAAGCGTTCAGCCTTGCGGTTTGGGCCGTCAGGGACAGCGTTGTATATCGCCGCATCCAGTTCCCGGCTTGGCGCTTCCGCCTCGATCCGGTCGGCCAGCGCGTTGCGTTCAGCGGGGGTCATGGGGCGGCTCCGGGCGATACTCTTCTGCAACTTCGTTTAGCCGTGGCATGTGGAAAACCTCAAAATGGTTTTGCCCGCCCTCTCGCCAAGAATGTGTTTTGTTTAGCGCTTCAGCCAGCCCATCAGCCGTAGCTTGGTCGGTAAAGACTCCAACAATGTTGGAAGAAACGCCACACTCAATGCAGCCGATATTGATCACGATCCAGCCATCGGCGCGCATTTCATCGGTCAGCATGGGGGTGGTCCTTGAGGTGGTTGCGGACGGCTAGGCCTCCGTTTGTCAGCATTGGCCCGAAGGTGGACACAGCCACAAGATGAAGGTTATGGAGGCTGTCTAGCAAGGCGTTGCGTCCGCGACCTCGCGCTGTGATGAAGAGCGCATCCGGGCTGCTTCGATAAAGTGGTGAAGCATCGCGGATTGCCGCCCACTGCGCCTTACTCAACCCCGCCGCGATCCCGGCGATTTCATCCTTGGTCATCGGGCTTCTCCTGTTTGGAGAGACGGGGGTGAATCGACGCAATGCGGTCTGCGATTGCATCCCAATCGTGCCCGAGCTTCCGCATCTTTCGCCGAAACCGTGACACGTCTGCTGAGCCGGTAAAGTCGGCTTCCGCGCGCTCTGTCGCGTTCCAGAACCGAGTGTCATTGGTCATGGCTGGTCCTCCAACTTGCTGAACTCGCCGCACCAGGAATAGGTTTGCCGCACAACATGAGCCGGAAAGCGCCGACACATTATCATAAAGCCTGAGTTGGCCGGGATGCCGTCATTGTGCGGCTTGGAGAACCGGCAGTTCTCGCAGCGTTCATCCTTCATTGTTGCCTCCATCGGTAGGGGGAAGGGGCATCCAATGGGTTGGGCCTGCGTCCCCCCAAAGTTGCAACTTTCCGTCTGGTCCAATATCTGGGCCAATGACCGCCGTGTTTATGTTTTGCGGATCGCGGCTAGGCGCCCTAACCTTCCACCGCTTATCCGAAGGGTGCCAGACAGGCCCAAATTCTGCCACATGCACATCCCCCATATAAAGCACGAGAACCTTCGTCCCATCCTCCGGCGCGGTGCTAATCGGTTGCCAGTCCATCATCCGTCCTTTCCGCCGTCCTCGATAACGCGCGCGTTCGGTATCTCAGAATGCGGCCAATCAGGTCCGCCTCGGCCTTCGGTGACTTTGCGCCAGCCCTCGCCGGGGTTGATTGCCGGGACGCCCGGATTGTCGAGGTAAAACACCTCGCCGTGGTAATTGACCTCGACGGCCTCGCGGATTGTGCCAGCGAGGCTCGCGCTCCACCAACTCGGCCTTGGCGAGCGTCCAACAACGACGCGGACAATCCGGCATGGCGTCGGCTCGTAATTCCAAAAGGTCTCCGACATATTCAGTCCTTTCCGCCGTCAAGCGGACAATTCAGCTTCCCGGCGCAAGGCAGAAACGTCAACGCCGGTCCAGGTTGACCAAACCGCAAGGCAGCGGTTGAGGTATTCGGCCCGATCCGCTTCGTTCATCGCCCGGTTGGACGTTGACCAGCGCTTGCGGTGCACTTCGCCAGATGGCAAAACATGCTCGTCGTACATGCGGAACTTGTCGCGCATGATGTCGTGCAAATCGTCCTCGGTAAGCGTCATGGTGTGGCGGTCATTCAAGAGCGGCACAACCAGCCCCGCCGTTGCCCAGAATAGGCCCCTACGGCGCTGGTTTGCCCGTCCGCCCGTCATGGTCACGCGGACGCGCCCGGCGATCTCGCGCATGGCTACCTCTGCCGCACGGTTGGCAGGGAATAGACCGCCTAGCCTAGCTTCAAAGAATAGCGGGGCCTTATCCATTGCTTTCATCCCACAACCGATCCCCGGCGGCTTTCAGGTCAATCCCGTGGACGCGGTAGAACCCCTGATGGCCCAGCGCCTCGACACTCTCGCGCGGGCCGTGCTGGATCAGGTGATACCTTGCCGCCAAGGGCACGACGCATTTATGCGAGCGCGGTATGCGGCCCATCCGATCAGCGTGGCCCGTGCAATGGTGAAGCGTCACAGGCCATTCCCCTGATACAAGGCATGGCATCTGGGCCACGCGCACCATGTGAGCCTTTTCCGCAGCGGTTGGCCTGCCCATGCTCATTCCTTCAAACTGTGCCGGGGGAGGCACCCGCCCCGGCTCGGGCTGCACGGATAACCGTGCGGGGGGTTACGTTCGCTTGCCGCGCGGGCGCGCCACACCTGCCCGCTTGACGATCTGCCGGACATAGGCGTCCGCTATCCCGAATTGCGCGGCAACAGCGCGCGATGAATGCCCGGCCTGATAGGCGGCGATCACCTGCGTTTTACGTTCCGTAGCATCCTGCCGCTTCGTGACGTGCGGGCAATCGCATTGCGGGATGTTGATCCTGATCGCGTCCAGACTTGGCGCTAACGGCATTCCCCTAGCTGCCCTGACGCGGTTGATCTGCGCGAGGCGGAAGGCCGGATTGTGCCGGTAGCGCGCCCGGTTGTATTCGGAGAGGGCGAGCGGGCACACTAGAACGCCTCCTTAGTTTGCGTAACGGTCACGCCGTCGATTGCGCGGGTTTTGAAATTGCGCCGCACGTAGTCTTCGATGAACGCGGTCACGGCCTCGCGATCATTGCGCGCTATCGAATTGAGCGCGGCGCGGTGATCGTCGATCACGTAACTCTGTACCGTGCGCATTCCCTTGACACTGGCCTTGTCCGCCTTGGCCACGGCCTTCGCGGCTTCCTCTGCGGCGGCGAGCAGTTCGTCGGCCTTGCGCTGTTCTTCGATGCTCGCAGCATTCGCGGCAAGGTGCGCCTTCCTGGCTTCCTCTGCGATCCGTTCGGCTTCCTCGCGGGCCTTGAGCTTGGCGGCTTCCTGTTCGGCATGGAGCGCGGCCTTGAACGGGGCTTGGGCTGCAACCAGGCATTTGACTTGGCGGTCCAGATCGTCCTGCACCGGCTTCCATCGTGCGACTTCGGCCTTCCACACCTCATGCAGGGGCCCGGTGCATTCGTCGCGGGCTTCGTCGATAGCCTTGCGCGCGGCTTTCAGTTCCTTGAGCAGCGCATCGGTGGCATCGAGCTGGCCCGCGTTCTCGACTGTCGCGCCGTCAAGCCAGTTGGCGACTTCCTCCAAGACATCGCCGAACGGTTCCAGCGCAGTGTCAATCGCATCCGGCGGCGCGTTGTCGCCGATCACGGCGCGGGGGTTGTCAGTAGTCAATTGCATCTGGCGCGTCCTTTCCTGGGGCTGCATCGCGCGACTGCTTGACCGCTTGCTGGTTGATCCACCGCTTCGCCACCTCAAACTCGCCAGCGGGCAATTCAGCCAGATCGGAGATGTTGCCAACTTGCAGGAACGGGCCAACCGGGACGTTCATCTGCTCAAGCATGTTGATCAACTCGGTCCGCTGCGCATCGGTTATGCAAGCGTTCTTTGTCGCCACTTCCGGGGTGTGCCCATCGGCGTCGTTGTCGCCTTCGGTCGGGATTGCGAACGTCATGAACGCCGCGTATTTGTAAGCCGCGCTCATGGCCTTGTTGGTCGCCTTGTCGGCGCTGTCCATCGCCTCGCCATAGGTGGCGGCGGTGTGGGAGCTGCCATCATCGGCGGACACAAAGTCAAACTCCGCATGGACCGTGACGTAGAACAAGGCGTTGCCGCTTTTGCTGCTGCGCTCGATCACTTCCCGGCTGATAACGCGCGGAACGATAACCAGGCCGTGCTGCGCGAGCAACGGTGCCAGCGCCGCATAGACATCATCAATGCCGCGAAAGTTATAGCCGCTGCCTTGCGTATTGCGCCGGGTCTTGGCGATGCCGACTTTCGCCAGTTCGCCTTGCACGGCGGCAATCTTGGCATAGACGGTTGCGGGTTTGGCGACGGTCACGACACCCACCCCGCTGCCAGCAAAACCCAAGCCAGCGTTCCGATGATCGGCATGGCAATGAAGCGATAGCGCAACGGCGGCTCCTCGCGCTCGAATGGGCCAGGCACGCGCATGGTGCGCTGATAGCCGGTGCTGGGGGGCGGTTTGATGTTCATGCGTTCCATTCCTTGTTCAGTTGTGCCCAACGCGCTTCGCCCATCACCCGGCGCGCAAACGTAACTTGCCTGTCGATTTCCGGCGATGTCCTGACAACGCGGTCAACCGGCGCGGGCGCGACTATTCGCGGCCTGCCCAATTTGTCAGCGAGGTAATCCATGCTGGCGTTGTCCATATAGCGGTACTCGTTCGATGCGGCTTTCAGCAGCCGGTCATGGCGGGCGGTGTTGCTCATCGTTCAAACCTCAGCAAGCGGGCCAGTAGCAAGGCCCATGGTGTCATGATAATGGCGAATAGAAGCCTCATGGCTTGCGGTACGCAGCAAGGGCGGCGAAGCCAGCGCGAAGCAACGGCGCGAGCGGGGCATCAACCGGGCCAGGTACATCGTGGTAAAGCATGAGGTTCGCCAAAGCCTCTTCCAGCGCATCGGCCTGTTCGACCAGTGCTGGGTAAGCGTTGCAAGCGTGGACGATGTAGGCCGCGTCTTGTTCTGCGCAAAGTTCTTCGCTGGGGGGCCAGCCTTCCCCGACGCAAGCCAGATCAACCGTATCGTTCTCAGCGCTTAGCCAAGTTGCGCTCGAAACCACATCATCACGCACCCGCCAAGGCAGCGGCGTTCCCGGTTCAATCATCACAGATACTCCCAAATCAGGGCAACAGCCCCGCCGATAACGAACAGGGTGACCAGCAGCGCGGGGAGGCGGTGGATCATGCTAACCTCCGCTCACGCTGTCGAGTTCGGCATATGCGGCGGAAAGCGCCAGATCGACCGGGATTAGCGCGTCAATGAAGGCGTCGCTGCGATAACCGGCCTCGGGGCCACCTTGGATAAGCGCAACCATGATTGAGAGCTGTTCGGCTTCGCTCAGGCGGTGCAGCGTTTGCGAAATTTGGAGGTAGGGTTCCATTTGCATTGCTCCTTGTGTGAAGCCAGAATACCGATAGTTTGCACCTTTGCAAGCGCTAATTTGCATCAAAGCAAAATAAATCTTGCAACGGGGCAAATCGTCATATACGAAAGGGGAATGACAACGCTTCTCCCCGATATCCGCGCGTTTTGCGATACGCATTCGCTCCCGCCCACCCGCTTTGGCGAACTGGCGCTTAACGATACCGCCTTTGTTCACAAGTTGGAAAAGGGGCGACGGGTCTGGCCTGAAACCGAGGCCAAAGCGCGCGAGTTTATGGCCAATTATCTGACTGGCCAGGTTGAAGCGCCATGATCGCCATATACCGCGCCGTCCTGCAAACATGGGACCGCATAACCGAGCTGCACCGCTGCCCGCGCCGTTCATTCGCGGCCAACGACCTGTGACCCCCACCCCTCGCCAAGCCGAGCTTCTGCGCTACATCGCAGGCTATCAGGAAGCGCATGGCTATAGCCCGAGCTTCCGGGAAATGGCGGTAGTGATCGGCGTCAACTCGTTGAATAAATTTCAGGCCATTATTGACGGCCTTGTCTGGCGTGGCTGGCTCCGCCGCTTGCCCAACCGCGCCCGCGCCATTGAACTGCTCACCCCCGTTACCATCCCCCGCGCTCCCGATGGGGCGCCGCTCTACCACATCCGTGTCGCATGATCGACCTCATCCCCCACCTCCCCGCTGCCCTGCGCCACAACGCGGCCCGTGCGGAGCGGCAGGCAGCTATCCACGGCACGGCCTTGGAGCGCGAGCTTGAAGCCGGTTACGCCCGGCAACGGGTCGTGCGCGAGGCGCGGGCGGAAGCTGCCCGGCGCGGACACGCAACACACAAGGCGAGGAGCAAGGTTCATGGATGAGCGATGCGAAATCTGCGGCTGCGTCCGGCACAGCGTACTTCGTTATACGAGGGGAAGACTTTGCCACTGGCTGTACTGGGCGACGCCTGACTGGTTGAAGTTTGGTCGGATGTGGCGTTTCTGGAATGACTTGCTGCTACCGAGCGCGGGTGACTATATTTATGACCGCAGGGGGTATTGTGATGCAAATCATGGATGACGAAGCAAGAGCGCTGTGGCGCGGTATCGTGTGCGGCGGTTCGCTGATGCTGTTGATTTGGGGCATGGTTGGCGTTGCCGTCGTGATCACGCTGGCATGATTGACTACGACTACAGCACCCCGGCTAGCTATGCCAAGTACCTCGCCAGCTACATCAGCGACCCCAGCACGATCCGGGCGCGGACGCTGGGCTATTTCGGCAAGGCCCCAACGCTTGAGCAATGCCGGGAACTGCGCGAAAAGATAGCTTGGAAGCCGGTCGGACGCAAGGAAAAGCCGTTCGATTGCGGGCATATCCGCACGGCTGAAAACACCTTTGAGTACAGCGACGGCAAGGAAAAGTGCCTCACCTGTTACAATGCCCGGCTTGCGGAACGGACAGCGGCGCAGGAAGCCGCGCGGAGCCGGAAGGCCAGACTGGCACAAGCCGCGCTAGAGGATGCCGAGCGGGCCAAGAAAGCCGCTCTGGAAGCCAACATGCTGCCTATCGAGAACCATGCCCTGCCTGGCGACATCATGCATTCGGTTGCGGTTGCGTTCAACATCACGGTGCGCGAACTGCGCGGCGAAGGTCGTTCCTCGCTTTACCTGAACGCGCGGGCAGTGGCGATAAAGCTGATGCGCGAGAACGGCACCGGCTTTCCGGCGATTGCGCGGCGGCTGCAAAAGGGTTGCCACAGCACAATTTGCCACAGCTACAAAACATGGGACGAACGGGCGGTGAAGCATCCTTATGTGCTGGCTGTCTATGAAGCGTTGCGCAAGGTTGAAACACCCACCCAGGACGAACCGGAATGATTGCCCCTGCACTACGCAAGATAGCCGAACGCCTGCAGGCGATTGCCGCCGAACTTGAGGCCGGGCATATCGTGCCATCGGACGACGTGCGGCTTGAGGTGCGGCGGCTGGCGGCGCAGGCGGAAATGATGGACAGTTGCGCATGATCGTCCTGCCATTCCCCGCCAAGATACTCTGGCCGAACGGCAGGGGCCATTGGGCCGCGAAGCATCGCGAATTTGCCAAGCACAAGCAATGGGCATACCATGCGACCAAGGCCAAGCTGCCGCGCTGTTTCAAGTGGAACGGAACGCCGGTCAAGCTGGCCTACACGGTCACGCCCAAGACCGCGAACCGGATCGATTTGGACAATACCATAGCTGCCATGAAAGCGTATCAGGATGGGATTGCGATGGCCCTGGGGATCGACGATAGCGCCTTTGCCGTGCCGACCGTGACGTTTGCCAGGCCGATGAAGCCCGGCGGTGTTCAGGTGACGCTGTGACGCCGTTCGATCCTCGCCTGCCGCTGATTGCCCGCGAGGCCAAGGTCAAGACCGGCCATGCCTATCATTGCTGGCACGCAATGCGCGAGCCGGGGTTTCACGTTGCCGCCTTTGCCGATTTCGCCGGGTTAGAGGTGCGCCACGTCACCGCGATCATGGCGGCTATAGGCATCCATGCGCCGTTGATCGCCAAGCGCGAGGTGACGCGCGGGACCAGGCTGCCGAACGACTGGCAACTGCCCGAAGGCTGGAAAGCATGGGCGATGGCGCAGCGTTGCTGGCACCCGGAAGAAACCGAAGCCGAAGCCGAACTGTTCGCGAACTACTGGCAGGCCAAATCGGGCGCAGGCGCGGTCAAGCTGGCATGGGAAAAGACCTGGCGCAACTGGGTCCGGCAATCGCATAGGCCGAACGGCACAAATACCGGGCGGATCGTGACGCAGGCGGACAAGGTTGCTTCGCTGGTCAAGCGGATCGCGATTTACGAAAAGCTGGGCCGGGAAGCCGAGACGCTGGAAATGAGGGCCGAGCTGGCGCGGCTGGAAAGCAACGTGGTTCCGATAAATCGGCAAATCAACGCATAGTACAAAGACTAATCGGAAAAAGTCATAAGTCTATGGGGCTTTACAAGTCCGCCAGTCGCGCGCATAAAGTTTGGGCCGCACAGGAGGGTGATCCCATGCGGCCCGATTGGTTTGCAGGTCTCTTATACGGCCATCAATCGGACAATGCAAGCCCGGTTCGAATTGGCGTTTGACCGCATCACCCTGGAAAAGCTGCCTTGGATGGAAAGCGCGCGCCGAGTTCATTCCGGCAAAGCTGAAAGTCCACAACTGGCTAGGCACCCCAGTCAACGGCCATGTACTTCGGGCGTCACCCCCGCGCCACCGATCCTTGATGTGAGGTAAGGTATAACTGCACCGCGAAAATGCCGTTGCCTTCGGGCGATGAATGCGACCTCGGCAGGCCAATCCAGTTTTTAGGCTGGTGAACCATCGGAGGAGACCGGGCTGGCCCCCCGCCGAGAGGTACAGGGCAGGTGTAGTGAAACGAAGATGAAGCATCTAGGCAAACGCCTTGCTATCCGCTTGTGGTAGCACCTACGGCGGGGGACGGGCTGTATCTGGACGCCGGATAGCCACTAAAGGAGAGTAAGATGGCCCGGTTTTCGATCATGCTGGACGGCGGCGCAATGTGGTCGCTTCCTCGCGCCAAGACAAAAGCTCAAGCGCTCGCTGCGCTGGCCAGTCACCGCGAAAGGCGGCGCGAGCAGATTGCGGCTGATGATATGGTGAAACTTCGCCGCCCTCTCGGATTGGTGATTTGGAAGCGCTGAAAAAAATCACCGCACCATGCAGAAAGAGGTTGCAACGCGCAACCGCTGTGCTAAGAGGGGGCAGCAAGAGGAGATTGAGCATGACATACGATCAATACGACTATCTTGAAATTGGTGACAATGTGATTTGGCCAAACGGCGTTGCTGGACAGGTTTTAGGTACGGACGACGACGACGCTACCATTCTAGATGAATGCGGCGGCTGGCACGATTACACGGATGTTGAACTTCCCGAAGTTTATCCAGCCACGGCCTAACCCCTTCAACAGGAGAGACGAGATGGTAGATTACGTCAAAGAAGGCCTGCTTTCGGCTCGCGCCTGCGCCCGTGCTTACGGGATCAAGGACAAGGCCGATATCGCCACCATCGCCAAGCAGTTCGAATACGACTTGCGCAAGCATGACGAACTGCACGCTTTAGCAGAGGGGCAAGCATGACCAATATAACCGAACTCACCCCGGATCAGGAAGCGGAATTGCCGCGCTTCCGCCAGCGGTATCTGGACATCGCGTGCGGCGGCGGGCGGATTGATCGCCCGGAGTTGGAAAGCGCGCTCGCTAATGCCTATGCGGAAATCGGGAAGCCTGCGCCAAAGCTGTTTATATTTGACAGTCCAGCCATGTGCATGATGGCTCTCAAGATATTCGCCATGCCGGCGAAGGGCCAGCTTTGGGGCCAGCTTGGGGACCAGCTTCGGGGCCAGCTTGGGGACCAGCTTGGGGACCAGCTTCGGGACCAGCTTGGGG